TCAATGGACTCAGGCCATTACAGGAACTACTGCTCCAGACACACGAGTACAAAAAGTTAATTTTCAACTTAATCCAAACTATCAAGAAACTTGGAAAACCAATGTATTTCCGGCCAGTAGTCAGAGCAATCAGGGAGGCGAAAACAACACCATGGAACCTGGTGCCAATGCCGCAGATTTTTTATACACAGCAGACTTGGCAACAGCAAAAATAGTCATCGTAGGTGACCCTGCTTGGTTGCCTAGTCCTGCGTCACAAATTGTGACAAAGGATAGTTTTACAGTAAATCCTTTTTTGCTTGATGGCACTGTGAATTCTATAGCCAGTGGCGCATACTTTAGAATTCGTTTCAACACACCTGCTGATTACAACTTAAATACTGGTCTAATTGATCCTTCAGATCTGTCAAGCACAACACTCAATGCTCGAGGGGTCAATACTGTAGAAACCATATACAAACTGCAACACTTAACCTCCACATTCAAAGGCGGTAAATTCACCCAAGAGTTAACAGGTTCTTGGGTCACATATGATGCTGCCGCAGAACAAGTGGCACGAGCACAGAAAAATAAGTTAACACAAGCAAGAAACGCAAATCAAAGTGATGCAGAGACTGCTCGTTTGAAAAAGCAAAATGCAGACGCGGCGCCTCTTCCGTATGGTCCAAGAGCACCGGGTGGTTTAGGCACTGCACGACAGTCGCCAAACAACAATCTTGGAACAACTCCATTAAGCCCTGATCTTAAAAATGCACCAGCACCAGCACCAGGGTCGGGTCAAGTTGTGTCAGGAACCCTTGATAGAATTAACAAACAAGCCGCCCCCAATTCCAATCCAGGGCAAGTGATGAACAGAGAACCTTAACAGAGATATACCATGGCAGAAAATATAGAACGCAGTGGCGGAAGAGCCGAAAATTTCAAATTTGATCGAGGTGGTACTCCTGCTGAGATGGGCCCGTTTGTGGGCGTGGTCAAGAACAATGTGGACAGCATTAGATCAGGTAGACTATGGGTTTACATTGAACAGTTCGGCGGAGAAAATCCCGAAGACAACACCACGGGCTGGCGCCTAGTCAATTACCTGTCACCATTCTATGGAGTGACAGAAAAAACCAGCACCAGCACAGGAGCAGGTGACTACCCTGGCAACCAACAAAGTTATGGCATGTGGTTCACTCCCCCGGACCTGGGCACACGAGTCTTGTGCTTTTTTGTCAATGGCGACCCCAGTCTTGGTTACTATATCGGATGCATACCCGATCCGGGTGTGAACCGTATGATCCCGGCCATTGGTGCTGTTCCTAAAAATGAATACGTCACGGGTAACAAAGCACAGGCTGCCTATTTTGCAAACTCGGCGCGATTGCCAGTTACTGAAATTAACAACGAAAACAAACAGATTGATTCAAACCCACAGTTCTACAACCAACCTAAACCAGTACATTCAGTACAGGCGGCAATATATTTCCAGCAAGGACTTGCCAACGACCCTGAACGTGGACCCATTGGGTCGAGTGCGCAGAGAGAAAGCCCTAGCACAGTTTATGGTATATCCACTCCTGGAATACCTATCTATGCTGGAGGTCAAGATCCCAACACGATTCGTAAACAACTGAGCGAAGGCGGAGTGCGAGACGCTGATGTTCAGGTGATCGGTCGATATGGCGGACATACCTTGGTCATGGACGACGGTGACCTTGACAGCAACAATGCCTTGTTCCGTTTGAGGTCTGCCAAAGGCCATCAGATCATGATGAATGACTCCAACGACTTTATCTATATTGCTCATGCCAATGGTCAAACTTGGATCGAACTGGGAGTAGAAGGCACCGTGGATGTGTACTCCACAAACAGTGTAAACGTGCGCACAGAAGGCACAATCAACTTGCACGCCGACAAAGACATCAACATGTACGCTGGTGGCAACATCAGCATGAAGAGTGGTGCAGCCACCAATATTGGTGCAGTAACCACTATGAACCTAGCAGCCGAAGCGGGTTTAACTTTGTATAGCACGGCTGCATTAGGTGTGCGTAGTGATGGCAGTCTGAGTCTGCAAGGAGCAACCAGTTCTTGGCAAGGCGGAACAAAACTAGCACTCAAGGCAGGGCGCATTGACCTTAATGGCGGATCGGCTAAGACAGTAACACCTCCCAAACTGTATCCCAAACGCACTCTTGACGATACTGTTTTCAACAACAGCAAGGGTTGGCAAGTCAAACCAGGTGCACTAGAAAGTATTGTGACTCGAGCACCCACACATGAGCCCTATAAATATCACAATCAGGGTGTGAGTGTAGTGGTAGATTTTGTTGATGGACAACCTACACCACCTCCTACTGCTGAGCCAGTGCCCGAAGGCTGGAATTTACAAGTCAAATGAACGTTTTTAAATTTGTCACTCCGTTAGGTCAAACAATTGAAATGAATGGGCCGGCAGGTTCCACTCAGGATCAAGCACGGGCCATATTTGATCAACAATACAATACTGGCAGTCTTGCAGGATTAAGGGCCGGGGACATATTAAACAGTCTAGTCCAGTCCAAAGGCGGACTGGCCACAGCATTGAGTCAAGTCACTGGATCTATTACACCTAGCACAATATCTCAGATTGGTAGTGCTCTAAACAAGATACCAAATCTTCCAGTGGTGAATCCAACCACAATATCAAATTTTGTTAACACACAGGTGTTGGCAGGTAGTGCAGTGGGACCATTATCGACTACACAGATACAAGGTTTACTATCGTCTACTTCGGCGGCAGTAAATCAACTCGCTACAGAAGTTACAAATGAAAAAGGCCTGGGCACATACGGACTTACCGCTGATCAACTGCAACTGACTGGTTTGATCAAACCCGGCACAGCAGAATTAGTCAATCAAGATCCTGCAAATTTAGTGTCAATACTCAGCAGTCCCACAGTATGGACTGGGTTGGGTGGAGCCGACAGTTTAGATTCTGTGTTGACCAACCCTACATTACAAAGTATTGCACAACAAGGTTGTTTGGCCAGCAGTTTTGACAGTTTGTCTCAACTGGGAACAATATCTGATACTGTCAACAATCTGTTTGGCTCTGACTTTGATCTGGGCGCAGTGGTCAACAATGCGGCCAATTACGGAGTAGGGGCCGCCACTGAGTGGTTGAACAATACCCTGGGCGGCAGCGACATTGGACAGTTAACCACATCGGCTGTTGAATCTATATTTGGCATGAGTTTTGGCTCAGCAAATCAATCAGTCAGCGGTGGCGGCAATCCACTGCAAACAGGAGTACAAGCACCCAAGGGTTATTCTAATACTGTGAATCGCTCAGTGATAGATACCGCTTTCAACAGCATAATCGGCAACAACAAGATACCTGCCAATATATTTGCTAATCCTGCACGGGGTATTGACATACGAACACAGGCCACTCAACTGAGCACAATCAATCAGTCATCATCAATATTGCTCACACAGTTAGCATCCTCCCAGGCTGGTATTGCCGCATTGAGTCAAATACCAGGTGCAAACAATGTTCTAAGTCTTTTACAATCAGGTCAAGGACTTATAAGTGAAATAAAAGGAGCCACACAATTACTTGATCAAGTAAAAAATTTACCAGGAGTTGGTGCTTTACTGTCAGACATACCTGGGTCAGCAGAAATATTAGGTAGTCTACAGAGTCTTGGACCTGAATTACTCTCAGGAGGACTTGGTGCATTAGGACTAGATTCTCTGTCTCTTGATGCACTGGGTCTGGATATTTCTGCATTCACTGACTTTGATGCATCTGCCCTACTAGATGGCGCAGACGTAGTGCTCGAAGAGGCTGCGCCACTGGCCGAAGCAGCCCTCGAGGCCATTGCTAGTTTCTGGTAATTTAAGGATATAAATACTTGTATGGCCACATTTATCGGGTATAGCACCATTAATCAATACAAGAAATTCACCCTGACAGATGGTGAATTGGTCAAGCGTGATCTTCTCAATGCTTTTAACATTCGCCAGGGAACCTTACCCGGCCGTCCTGAATACGGATCTACCTTGCTAGATTATGTTTTTGAAAACCAAGACACAACCACAGAACGTGCTACAATAGCAGAAATACAACGAGTTGCCAGTGGTGATCCTCGAATCAACATTGTTGATTTAAATTATTATCCTCAAGAAAATGGGGTATTGATAGAGTTACAAATACAAATTGTTCCAGGCACCACCACAGAACAATTGAGCATATTCTTTAATCAATCCACAAGACAAGCCGGCTTTGTATAACTACGCCGTTTATTTTTGCAATAAATAAAAGAAACGGACTATTATGGCACGAACC